GGCAAAATTAGTTGGTGAACATGGAAAATTAGAAACACAGAAGTCATTTGCTGATTTGGCTGGTAAAGATGCCATGTCAAATTTAACAAGTATTTTAAATACAATTAAATCTATTGGTGCTGAATTACTTATTTCAGTAGGTCCTACAATTGAAAAAACTGTTGGTAAATTTGGTGATTGGATGAAAAGTTCTGAAGGTCTTGCTAAAATGAGAGATTTTGCAAAAAGTTTTGTGGAAACAATAAGTAATTTACCTTCAATTATAAATAGAATAATTACTGTAATGATAGTTTGGAAAACTATTTCTATGGGTGTGGCATTAGCTAATGCGGCTGCTATGGCATTTGCTCAAGGAACTGTGACATTTGGAATAGGATTGGGGGCGGCGTTAGTTGCCATTGTTGGTGCTTTTGCTATGTTAAGTGCACTCCCATCATTTCAAAATTTACCACCAGGAGCATCAGCAACACCTATGGCTGGTGGTGCGGCAATAGCACACGGTACTGGAACATTCGGACCTGAAACTATATTACATACAAATGATATTGTTGATGCTATTAAAGAACTTAGAGAAGATATGAAAGGTCTCGGTGAACAAGTAGGTATAGCATCAGGAAAACAAATGGGTAAAGAATTTAGAACAATGAAGAGTGGGATTTAGGAGATAATGTAATTATGGGTCTTGAAAATTTAAAAAGTGTATTTAAAGAAGGATTCGAAGAAAAATCTTCAACCACAAATCTTGCTGACATGGTTAGTGAGTTTGGTACTCCCATTGATGAACTGTTTAATTTAAATGCAAACACATTGATTGATACTGGAGGATGGACATCATTATATAATCCAGATCACACAGCAAAAGAAGATGTCGGTTATAATTATCCTAATGCATCTAGAGATAATCTTAATATAAGATATCAGAATTCTGGGCAAATAGGAACAGAACCATTTATTGTAAGTAATATTTTAAGTCATCTTGGTGGTTCAAGAGATTTTCCAATTAAGAGAGCAATAAATGATACTTTAAGAATTTCAAAATATTTAAAATCTTCAGATGGTTTGGCATTCATAGCCAAACAAAATGCGTTGGGGTTATTATCAAATGTTGAATCAGAGATGTCTGTTGCTGGTATGTCTGGAAAGATATCAACTCCTCAAAAGCATGCGCGGGGATATAGTCCATTGGCGACATTAGCGGCTGTCGGTTCGAGACTCGTTGGTCCCCAACCTAACATTTTATATAGAAAAGATTGGCCATTTGGTATGTCTAAATATCCCGCAACAGTAGAAATAGGTGGTGTTGATATTTCTTTAGGTTATAGAATAGAAGATACATTTAGAGGTGGTGGACTTATTGGTGGAAGTATTAAAGGTATAGGAGCAAAAGTAAGAAATCCTCTTAAAAAGAGTGGTGATAAGATGACTTTGGCGAGTATGATACAAGGACATAATTTACTTTCTGTTGGTACAACTACAACAACTATGGACACTGAAACTGGAGTTTATGGTATTGCTAATGTCAATATTGAATCCAAGAAAAATGGAATGCCATTCTACTTTAAAGATTTAAGAGATAACACTTATATATTATTTAGAGCATATGTAGAAAGTATAACTGAAAATATATCACCATCTTGGTCTTCAACAAATTATATAGGAAGAAGTGAACCAGTTTATGTATATGAAAGATCAGAAAGAGATGTATCATTTACATTAAAATTATTTGCACATACTCCAAATGAATTAGATAGTATATACGAAAAGATAGACAGATTAACTTCAATGTGTTATCCATCATATGTTAAAGATATAAATTTAAATGGTAAATTAAGAATGAAACCACCACTTCTTAAATTTAGATTAGGTGAATTATTTGGTTCTAGAAATAATGAAATGTTAGGATTTTTGAAAAGTTGTGCTTATTCATATCCCGACAGTTCTCCTTGGGAAACAGAAGTTGGAAAACGAGTTCCAAAACATATAACAGTATCACTTACTTATCAAGTTATTCATATGGAAGTTCCAAGTTTAGATTTTGTATTAGAAGATTCTAAAAATTCTTTTTATGGTATAAATCAAAATGCTGTTACTGTAGCGGATAAACTTAAAGCTGGTGCGATGGACCTTGGCACTAACATTGTTGGTAGTGCAATTAAAGGACTTACAGGGAGATAATAAAAAATGCCAAGATACGAACATACAAAAAGATTAAAATACAAAAAAAGAAATATTAATAAATATGGAACTACTATATATAATAAAGTTCCAGAAAGAAATGATGATATGTATTTTATTGCACAAGAAGGTGATAGATGTGATAATTTAGCACAAAGGTTTTATGGAGATTCAAATCTATGGTGGTTTGTAGCAAGAGTAAACAATTTAAAAACAATGAATGTTCCAGCAGGCACTTCTTTAAGGATTCCAATATCTACAATAAATGCAAAAGGATTCTAACTAATGGCTATTAGTAAGAGAATATTTGGTTCTGACATTCCTATCAAGATAAAGAAAAAGCTAGAAGCTAGACAGTTATTGGCTGAAAAAGCTCGTGGTCCTAACGATGAAATAATGTCAGCTTATCCAGATCCAAGTCTTGGAACTGCTAATCATAAATATTCTGAGTGGGTAACAAATAATTTTGACAATGTTGCTGACTTATCTTCCAGAACTCCTTTTGCTAGAATGTGGACTTCTGTAAAGTTAAACATGGCTAGTGAATGTACTGAAGCTGACGTAAAAGCTGCAACAGATCCGACATATCCTTGTTATGAACTAATAGTGGGTGATTTAAAGTATGAGCCAATTGATGATTCTATAAAAACTTATATTATAGGAAATCATATATATAACAATGCTTCAGAACCAAAATCTCCAACAGATTCAACCCAATTAACTCAAACATCTGATTTTCTACCTTCTGAATTAGAAAATAATGAATTTCTAAAACCGCCCGCCGGTATAACATCCATAACATCAACAACTGAAGGAGCTCTTGGTGTAATAAAAAAAACAACAATTAATTTTACAGTTAACAATTTTACTGATTATGATAAAATTTACAGTAGATTCTTTTTAAAGCCGTTCGCTCAACTATTTGTAGATTTTGGTTGGGATACTGCTGATTTATATGATCCCGATCATCTTATTAAAGAAAAATATACTGAAATGGGATTTGGTGAATATCAACCAACATCATTAGATGATGCTTTATATGGTGATAATGGATTTGTAACAAGAACAGCCGGTGACATGGAAATAATTGTCGGATTTGTAACTAATTATGATGCGAAAATAAAAGATAATGGAACTGTTGAATGTTCAGTTGAAATAACATCTAAAAATAGTGCATTGATAAATAATGATTTAGAATCTAATGGAAATATTTTAGTAAGAATAAGTGAAGATTTAGATAATTCAATAATGGATTATGCATTAGGGTTATCGAAGAAAAGAGGTCAACACATCGGGGGTAGTTGGACAAAATCTGCTGAAGATAAAAAACAATTTGAAGCAGATGTTGATGCATACGGTTCTATAAATTTGTATAATACGACATTAGTTCCAACTGAAAGAGCGGTGAAGCATGGTGTTTTTTGGGTTGGTGACGTACCTAGAAACGGTACACCGGTGAGAAAACAAATTTATATTTCTTATGGAGTATTTGAAGATCTTTTGTTGAATCCAGAATTTGGCTTTTCATTTGATAAAGAAAGTATGAATAAATCATCTGATTCTATTAAATTTGATTCAAGAAATTCGTTTATATCTTATAATAAAGAAATATTTGAGTATCAAGGAACATTGAATAGTGATGATAATAGACATATTTTATATCCAGATGAGTGGCATAATTCTTATAATGTCGGTGTCGGTGCGGTGCCAGAAAGAGTAATTAGTGAAGCTGACAGTGACTTAACAATCACACAGATTGATCAAAAAGCAAAAAGGATACCCTTACGTGAAATTTTTATAAATACAGAGACTATAATAACTGCATTTGATGCTCATAAAGATGGTGGAAACATTTTAGATGTATTAAAAGATTTATTTGAAAAAATAAAAACAGATACATTTGATTTGGTTAATTTAAAATTGTCAAATAATGGAAATTTATCAATTGTTTCGGCGGTTGATATAAATACATTAAATATTGAAACTAATAACGAGGAGGAAGAGGATACTTTTAAAAAATTATTTACATTTAAACCAAATTCTCCAAATTCTATTGTAAAAACATTTGATGTGTCATTTTCAATGCCAACTGGTAACTATGCTAATATGATAGCTATACAAGCCAGTTCTACAACAAAGATTTTCGCAATAACCGAATTTTTAGATGAAGCTTTAGCTTTAGAAAGTTTTGACAGTGTTAATAAATTAGAAAAAGAGAATGGGGTAACCGAAATAGAGAGAATTTCTATTTCTTATCAACCTGAGATTGGATCTTATAGAACAAAAAAGTTAGCAGAAGACATTGAAAGAGATTCATCTGCTGGATTCAACTTTGGTGACACTTTTGATAAATTATTTGATGATACTAACCATAATAAAAAAATAGATGAAATGTATTTAAATAGTGGAGAATCCGATTATTCAAGAACCATAGAAGATAACGTTCCAGATGAGACGAAAAAATCGAATGTTAAAGCATCATCGGATGATATTAATGAATTTTATGTACGTCAAGAAACGGAAGAAGGTTACAAAATGGCGACAACAATATCAGATTTTAAAAAATTTGAGGTTGTTTATAAACAAACCAAACCATCCAGTAAAAGAAATTCTATGCTATTACCATTGACTTTAAATTTGGGTATTTATGGTATATCATCAATAATTCCTGGAGATGTTTTTAAAGTAGATTATTTACCACAGAGATATATAAATACTGTTTATTTTCAAGTGATGAAAGTTTCTCATAATCTAGATTCTTCTGGGTGGACAACCAATTTTGAAACACAATTTAGACTTAGAAAAGTAGCTAAAATTGAAAGTGGATTGGATAAAAAAATTAAAGGAGTCACATTAAATAGAAAAATATTGAAGAGTAAAGATAATTTATTTCAAATAGATAAAATACTTACTAGAATAAATCGTCTCAAACTACTCCCCAGATCTAGTGAAGAAGAAAAAAAACTGCATGGAAAATATTCATTTATATCTAAAAAGGGGTTAATGAACCCGACTTCATTCGAGTTACCATTTTATTTTGGTGATATACCCTTTAATAATAGTGGATATGATCTGGGGGAGGAAAAAAAATATCCGGTAATATCATTAGATGGTGATTCTATCGACTTCATTAAAGATAACTTTAGGGATTCTTCGTTGGTAAACTTACCTGCGGATAAATTTAGTAATGTGATTTATTGGGAAGAAGTGACAGCTTTGGTTTACCCTCCTGGAGCGGATACAACTGTGACTGATAAAGATAAATATTCCTTACTAAAGTTAATGATAAAACCAAGATTAGAAAAAAGTCCAGATCCCAAGGATGGTCCGTCAATTGTCTATAATATTATACATAAGGATGGATACTGGTTTCCAATACCTCCTGATACTTCTTCAGATATATCTGATTTTTTAGTTAAATTATTAACTATGTATTATGAAAAAATTACCAGTGGGGCTCGAAGTAGACACATACCGGCGGATGAAATTCAACCAGATTATCAATACACTCCAGAAATGGGCGGTGAACCTGAAACTTAAAAAAAAATAGTTGTTTCATATACTAAAAAGGTTATATATTAACATATGAGTTATATTGTAATTCCCATATTCTCAGACCCATTTTTACATCCATTACATAAGGATAATGGATTATCCTTGCTCTATGTCAAGGAATTAGATGGTAAAAGTAAGATGTTATGTCAATTTCACCCTGATTGTGTGGGTGTATTGGAAGATTATAAATGGTTGGATAAACATGCGATTGTTACTCCAGATGCTAAAATATTGAATCAAGTTTATCCATTTAAGGATGTATTAGATATGAATTGTATGTGGTGGACTAGAATAAATCAACCATTTGATATGAGTAAGGTTAGGAATAATGCTTATGATTTCTTTTATAACAAATATTATAATGCAAAACGATTAAATGAGATAATACCTATATTAAAACACAAAGAGTGGTGTGATAAATTGATGGAAGAGATAAAAAAATATCCTGAAAGCGATTTGGGTTTATATGATACTATATATGATAGAGAGGTAACAGAAGCCTTCGGTTACATAGAAAGAAACGGAGTAAAGGTATCAGATGATGTATGTGATATATTTGATATGAGAGTAAAGAAACATATATCGGATGGTAGGTTATATACAAAATATAATCTATGGACATCTACAGGTAGACCATCTAATTCATTCGGTAATGTGAACTTTGCAGCTATGAAACCAGAACAAAGAAAAGCTATTATACCTGAATATGATATGTTGGTTGAATATGATTACGATGCATTTCATTTACGACTTATAGGTGATCTAATAGGATACAAATTTGATAAAGAATCAGTACATCAACATTTAGCAGACAAATATGGATGTTCATACGATGAAGCAAAACAGAAATCTTTTCAACAATTATATGGTGGAATTGAGAAAGAAATACGAAAAAATATCACATTTTTCAGTTTAACATATGATAAAATAAATACATTTTGGGGATACTTTAATGATAACAAATTTATAGAAACTGATATTTATAATAGGAAACTATTGTTTAAAAACTATACAGATATGAACAAAAATAAGTTGTTCAACTACCTGATTCAGGCATATGAAACGGAATCAAATATTAAGACGATAATTGAGTTAAAACTATATTTATTAAATAAGAAGACAAAATTAGTTCTGTATGGTTATGACAGCTTCCTTTTTGATTTCTCAAAAGAAGATGGAGTTAACACATTGACAGAAATAAAGAATATATTAGAGAGAAATGGGCATATGGTTAAATCCAAAGCGGGCTCCAATTATGGTGAAATGAACGATATTTCGGATAGGTTATAAAATGGATCCAACACTACATAAGATACTGGCAGAATGGGCAGTCAGAGTACCCGATGGTTCTCCTGATCCAGATAATCCTTATCATATAGTTTTACTTGAAAGATCTATGGATGGTATGAAATTACCAAGAAAATTTAAAACTGGATTATTAAAAAGATTAAGAAAAGAAGAAGAAGATTGGTGGAGTAAATTATCACCAGAAGAACAAGCAAAATATATAAAAGATCATCCAAAGAGTAAAAAGGCTCAACAGGCTAAAGAAAAAGAGGATAAAGAAGAATTTGAAAAAGGTAAAGTTGTTGGTGATCCAAATGAAGGTGACAATCAAGTAAAAAATGATATGTTAAAACATGGTTATGGTGGATATGAAAAAGCTATGGGTTCTAAACCGGCACCAGGTGGAGCAGGCTCTGCATTTAATGAAATAATTTCTGGTGAAGGTGTTCATATGTTAAATGAAAATCCTAATATGTCCGAAGAAGAAGTGGCTATGAAGATGTATGAAATGACAAAAGACACAACTTTAGGAAAAGAACAAAAGGTAACTTCTGGTATAAAAGCTGGTGAAATACCTGATGTTGAAAATAAAAATTTATACACAAAATGTTTAGTGTCAGCTAGGTCTGCTAAAAAGAAACATGAGAGAACCCATAAAAGAGTTTCTCGGTTACAAGAACAAGGTAAGATGGGTAAGGTTGATAAGACAGAAACATATTATGGTGCTGATAAATCGTTGGCAGCTCAAGTAGAATCTATTAATACATCCAATAAAGTTTTGATGCCTGATGGAACTGAAGTAACAAAAGAAGATGCTATTGCTTTTACAAAAGCTGGTGGTGGTGGAGAAAATCCCTCCGATACTGCAACATTTGTCAAAGATAAAGATGGCAACCTTTTAATACAATTTCATTCAGATAAAACTACAACCAATGACATTCAAGATAATTCCACATTAGCACAAGAGGGTGAAAATTATAAAGAGAGTATAAATAAAAATGAGAACTTATCATCAGAACAAAAAGAAAAGGCTAATACTATTATAGATGATTATTCTAATAAAATTAATCAAATTGAAGAAAATTATAATGATCAAGCTACACCTATAGCTGGTAGGTTAGAAGAACTACCTATTGAAAATCAAGTAGAAATTATAGAAAATGATAAAGGAACTTTAAAGAAAAATATTGATGACGCTTTATTTGGTAAAGGTGGGTTAAAACCACAGTACGAAAAGTATTTAAATGGTAGAGATTCAAATAATTTAAGTACACAAGAAAAATATGAAATAATTAGAAAGCATGTTTCTTCTGGTGAAGGTAAAAGTAATGATGTTAAAGTTGTAAACAAAGTAGGACTGGGATTACAGAAAAAAGATTCAAGTATTGAGGGTATTGATGTAAAGAAAAATTTATCAGAAGAAAGAAAAAAAGTTGTAAACTTACAAAGAGAAAGAGTTGACAAACTAAATGAAGAAAAAACTGATGTTGATGGTGTTGAAGTTGGTATCGGAACATTAATGGAAGCTGAAGAAACCATTAGAGGATTTCATTTTGGATTGATGGATTATCCACCAAAAGGATATGAAGAAGGTAAACCAGGTAGTATGGTTGGGTCTTCATTAGATGTTAATATGGGTGGGAATATTGTTAATGGTGAAGTATTGAGAGGTTGTATAGGTGTAAAGAATACTACAGATTTTAAACAAAAGTTTAGATTAGTTGAAGATGAAAAAATAACAAAAGATGCTCAAGGTAATGTTACTGGTAAGGTAGTTTATACATATGCTGTAGATTCTGAAGGTAAAAGAAAAGATATAGGATATAAAACATATCGTTCCAAAGCAGGTGCTACTGGAAAAACAAATAACACAATGACATATAGTAAAGATATGCAAGATTGTTTTAAGGGTAAAAATAAATGAAAACCCAACTATTAGCCACATTTACAACAAAAGAAGATTTGGATATAATTATCCGAAAAATACAGGATGCATATACAATAGCATTCGGTAAGATATATGTATTACAGAATGAAAAAAATATAAATGAGTTAATATGTACATACAATGTAGATTTGGCAGCAGGAGCAGATTACAACGATGTAAAAGGAACAATATCTCTACATAGGAAGAAACATTCCAATACATTATATACAATAAATGCATTGAATGAGGTAATTGCTAATTTAAATAACGGATTAATAGATAGTAAATTTATAGTGCCGTGGGAAAATTTTAAGAATACATTAATGGTAACGAATTCAGATGGGTTAAATAAGATACCTACGAGGATTTACAAAATTATAAAAATAAATTGATTTTTTTGAAAAATCATATATATTTATATATATAAAACTAATATAACAAATTGGAGAAAATAGGTTATGGCAAAAGAAAAACCAAAAAAAGAAGTTGTAGAACAAGTCACAGATGAAGTTGCAGTAGTTGAAGAAGAATTATCACCTTGGTACGTTTTTTGTTCGACTGGTTGCGGTTTCTGTAAGAAAGCTGAACCAGTAATAGAAGAATTAAATAAAGAAGGTCACGACATACTTGTTCTTGATTTAGTAGAACCTGATAATAAGAAATTAAATGCAGAGTTAAAAGCAGAATATAATATTCAATGTGGTACTCCTTGGTTTATAAATGCTGAAACTGGGAAAGGTGTTTGTGGTTATCGTGAAAAAGCTGTTCTTGAAAAATGGTTAGCAGGTGAAGATATACCAGAACCACCAAGACCTACAGGTCCACCACCAAGACCACCATTTATGGGTGTCACTAAAAAAGAAGAAAAAGAGTGGAAAACAAAATATGATAAGTGGTTAGACGACAATAAACATCTTCCCGAAGATAGAAGAAAAAGTGCTGATGAAGTACTTTCCATGCCAAGACCAAAGTCAGAACCACCCAGACCTCCTATGGGACCCGAAACAACTGATATGGATATTGATAAGTGGGGTGAAGAATATAAAAAATGGGCTAAAGAAAATTCACATCTACCAAATTTACAACCAATTGACAAGATGGTTCAGAATTTCAAAAATAGAAGAAATCAAGCGGTGAATGCTCCACAACAAGGAAACCCCAATCAACCACCTGTTTCTAATAATGTAGGACAACGTATGACCACGATGGAACAAAAGCTCGACAGACTTATGAATCATTTGGGAGTAAAATGAAATTTAGGCCAAAGGTTAAAAAAGATAGAAAGGCTACCGAACAAGAATTAAATTGTATTAAAGAAACTGAAGAGATGTTAGAGGAAGAACACAAACTTCCTCCTGCATCTCAAATGATTCGTAACATAGCTACAGACCATTGGAAATCATTAAAGGCGTGGGTAAAAGGTTCACAGGTTATAGCACCACAAGAGGTAGCAGAGAAGAGGTGGGAGATATGTAAACAATGTCCCCATCTACTATATGATGAAACCAATCCAGACACAGGAAAAAAAGACGGTAGATGCGCTCATTGTGGTTGCTTCATGAACGTGAAAGTTCATTATGCAGTTGCAGAATGTCCAATTGATAAGTGGACTGCTGATTGTAAATGTAATCAAAAAGAAAATTGTAAAGAATAAAAAAAGGCTTGTTTTATATACCAAAAAAGATATATATTATAGGTAATAGGTTATATGGTTATACGATTTAACCATAATTAATAAACGATAAAAGATAAAACATAGGAGAAAAAAGCATGGACTTAGATGCTATAAAATCAAAACTAAATCAGTTACAATCAACAACCTCAACATCAAATAACTTTTGGAAACCTGAACCTGGCAAACAAGTAGTTAGAGTTGTTCCTTATACACATAATAAAGATAATCCATTTATTGAATTATTCTTCCATTATAATTTAGGACAAAACAAAACATATATGTCGCCAATGTCATTTGGTCGTCCAGACCCAGTTCAAGAGTTTGCTGATAAACTTAAATCAACAGGTGATAAAGATGAATGGATACAAGGTAAAAGGCTCGAACCTAAAATGAGAACTTTTGCTCCTGTAATTGTTCGTGGACAAGAATCTGAAGGTGTTAAGTTTTGGGGATTTGGTAAAACTGTATATCAAGAACTATTAAGTGTGATTGCAGATCCTGACTATGGTGATATTACAGACCCTGTAAATGGTCGTGACATTATGATTGAACGTCAAACACCAGCTGAAGCGGGTAATCAATATGGTAAAACTACTGTAAGGGTTAAACCTAATCAAACTCCAATTACTGATAATAAAGAAATGTTAGAAACTCTGTTGAATGCTCAACCGAACTTAACAGAACTTTATACAGAACCATCATATGATGATTTGAAAGAAGCTCTTGCTACTTATCTTAATCCTGATAATGATGTGGATACAAATACAACTACAACATCTAATGGTGTTGCTGCTACAACAGCTCCCACTACAAATACGGGAACTACTAAAACAGCAAAAACAGAAAATGTTGAAGATGCATTTGA